GTATGACAGCATTTGGAAGTGCTGCTTGGGCAATGGGTAAAGCATTAGTAATTGGTGGTGGTGCATTGGCAATTGGTTTAACTGCTGTCTTTGGTTCATTTGCATTAGGTGAAAAGATGGGAGCATTTGATGGAATGCAAGAGTTTGGTAAAGTCAATATGCTTAAAGTTCTTGGTTCAATGTTAGGTCTTGCAACTCTAATGGGAGTCCTTGGTTCAATCGTGTCCACTGGTATTGGTGCATTGATTATGGGAGTTGGTGCATTAGCAATTATGGGATTGATTGGTACTCTAGTTGTAATTGGTAAAGGACTAGGTAGTTTTGCAGAGAGTATCTTACCTTTTGAACAATTAAATATACCAGCGTTACAAACTAACATAAGAGGTCTTGCAAAAATATCTGGAGATTTTGCTGAAGTAGCAAAAATATCTGCAAGTCCATTCGACTTTAATCAATTTGTAGGTAATGAAAGTCAATTAGATATACTTTCTAGATTCTTAAGTAATATGACAAGAGATTTAGATTTAGGTATCGAAAACTTAGAGAAAACCAAAGTTGCATTACAAGGATTTAAATTTCCAAAAACCACTTTTGGAGAAGCAATGGCAAGAATGTTTGGAGTAGATGGTGTTTCTGCATTAGAAGACCTCATGACCATAGATTTTAATACTGGTCTTGGCCCAGAACTGGAACTAGCTGGTGCTGGACTCAGTTCAATCACAGCAGCTATGGAAAATTTAGATTCAGAACAAGTAAGTCATTTTGAAGACATTGCAAAGGCAGTTAAAAAATTAGAAAATGTGTCATTTAATTTTAATACCTCAGGCCCAGCTGATGTAAATGTTACACCTACTGGTGATGGAGTTGGTGCAACTGCAACAAATGTAGTATCAATGCCAGTATCACAACAATCACAAGTAACTAATGTTAGAAGAACTCAATTTGCAGCCACTGGTGGTGGTTCAAGAGGTAACCATTCTGCACTTCATTATCCTAGTCTACAGTAGGGTATTTTTCTTTTCTTGGAATTATTTTAGTCTTATCTTTATGGACTTGTTGAAGTCCCTGTTTAGGTGTCACCTTGCGTGACTTAACCTCTGGTTTTTTCTTACCAAATATCTTTTCCCAATTGTCTTGATATTGTGTTGGTGATTTGGATGGTCTCTGTTTTGACCCCTTGCCACCATGCCATTTTCCAGTTGTCATAACAGTTATCCATAATATAGAAGTGTTAGGAGCCCCTCATTATTCCCGCTCTCTAACTTGATATCCTCTGCCGCATCGATATCTTACCACGATTATGTACCCAAACCTCAACCATCCTACTTGGTACATTCTCTGAGTCAAGTGGTAACTCAGCCCCCTCAGTCAATCCTATTAGTGCATAATGTATTTATAAATCAAATTACTTAGGATTAACAATCCTTACACATCATTTGCAAGTTTTTGGAAGTATGAGAGTGACTCATCTTCATCTACATCTGCACTTGCAGTTGTAGGTTCTACAATTGATGGTTCTGGACTTGGAAATGCAACATCATCCATATCTGATGCAACCGAAGCTGCAGTAGCAGTTGATGCTGTAATTCCTAAAACTCTATCGAGTTTTTGTTTGAGTTCATCATAAGATTTGAACTCTTTTGGTGCAATCACATCCTGTAAAGAATGTTGACTATTCCAGATTGCTTCTAGTTGTCCATCATCCTCTGATAATGGTTTAGAAGCTGCAAACTCAGACTTGTCATAGTTCCAGTAGCCATCTACTTTACGAACTTTAATTTTAAAGTCTGCACCTTCCCATAAATCAAATGGATTTAATGGTGTTTCATCTTGAAACTGTGGTTGCATTCTGTCTTTCAACATTTCAAAGATTTTCTTCCCATATCTGAATAGGAATACTTTACCTTCATTCTCTGGATGTGTTGGGTCAGAAACTACAAGAATGTTTGACACATAGTGCAACCTTCTTTTTTGTTTCCTTGCAATATCCTTGTTTGCCTCTATACCAGAGTTCCACAATTCAGTATTGTGTTCTGATACTGGGTCTTTCTCATTAAGAGTCGTTAGAGACTTCTCAATGTACCATCCACCTGGCCCTTGGAAACCATGGTCAAAGTATTGAACCCAAGGCATGTCCTCGTTAACAGATGCTGGTAGGAATCTTACAACTGCATAACCATTACCAGTCTTATCTAAGTCGATTTTCCAGTAGCGGTCATCATTGTAGGATTTAGTTTCTCCACCACTAGAAGTTTGTTCTAATGATGCTTGTAAGGTGTCGAATCCACCTCTAGATTTTTTTAAGTCTTGAAATGACATAATTTTATCCTCGTATATGCATTGTATCGCATTGTATTATTATTGTATTTAAACTAAGTAATCTTCCATTGGAGATACACTTAATTCATCCTTCATTATATAATAGTCTATGTTTTGGAATCTGTCAACTAAAATCTTTAGTTGGTCTGTCTGGGATATCCAACCTTGGTCACCAGTCTCAACAAGTCTGTTGTTCTCTGGGTCGTCTTCTGTCCCATAACATTCGCTTCCAGCATAGATGTTATTATATTTAGTCGAATCATAATTCCAAATAGAATCAAATCCAACAAAGACTACATTATCGTAGTCATGGTTTAGTGATGCCATTGCAGCTGCAGTAGTACCAGCAAACCAATTCTCAAATAGGTGGTAATCATCATCTGGGCCACCTACCTTTGAAATCTTATAGTCATCCTCTACTCCTATTGCTTGCATTTCTAGGATACCAATGTTTCCATTACCTTTTCCATGCATAGTCACTTTAGAATGACTTGGGTCTATCCACTCTTTTACTGGGACACCCATTGTTCCTTTAATCATGTTATACTCTTCAAATCCTAATGGGTCATCCCATTCTCCAGAGAAGTAACATTTGTTGTATTTTGGATACTTTGTCTCACAACATTCACCCATGATACTTACATCTACTATTGTAAGGTAATCTGGTGTGTAGTCTCTAAACAGTGCATTACAACCCCATACATCCCCATCTAAGACACTTAAATCTAATCCTGTCCTAGACTGACCATTACCTATAATGTATGCTGTACGACCTTCTGTTAGATTCAAATAAGAATACATTTCTGGTCTCAATTCTTCAGCTACTGTTGCATCAAGAGTCATATATTTCTAATACCTTCTGTTTTAATTTGTCTTGGTTGTATCCAATGAATCCTTGAGTCTTCTGTAATCGTTGTTTCAACTCTGGCCATACATATTGTTCTGTTATGTTTATGCTGGAACTCCATTGTATGAGGGAGTCCAATAATACTCCAGTTCCAAATGATATGGATTTTGATAACAAAGACTGAACGATGATAGGATGACTAGAACCAGTATTAACAAATAACCTGTCCAGAACTCCTTCACATGAGTTAAGATATCTGATATCTTTTTCGAAAGAGTAGAGAAGAGATTGGTTGTACTTCTTCCACTCTGTGTAATTTTCTTTTGATTCTTCACCGAATAAATCTCCTACCCAAAAATCCTTGTACATGAAGTTTGCAATATAGAAATCCTTAAGTTGTCCATCGTATTGTTTCCTAAGTTTTGCAAACTGGAACTTATCGTTCCTTTTAAGAAAGCTACTAAACGATGCACTGACTTTTCCATGGTACTTATTAAAATCATAATCTGAATTATAATGTAATTTTATACCAAGATAAAGTTTGTAGCTTTCATATCCAAATCTTGCATCCACCCATTAAATCCTATGTGTTCTTTTGTAATGTTCTAATGCAGCCTGTTCACGAAGTTTATCAATCTTGATTTTTCGTTTCCAACCATTCATCTTCTTCTGTCTCTTTGCAGATGGTTTTTCATAATATCTTCTTTCACGAACTTCTGCAATGATACCATCCCTTTCAACCTTCTTCTTGAATCGTCTCATTAAGACATCAAATGGTGGAGGCCCAGAAGGTTTCTTAGGTTTTCTTCCCCATTCCTTTTGTCTTTGTGGTCTACGATTGTCAAATTTCTTCATATTGGTAACTTACCTTTTCCTTTCTTTTTGTTTGGTTTTAATAGATTGTAATTCATTGCATCACTCTCAATCTTTTGTTTGAGTGGTGGAGTGATTAGGTTTTTTACTGATTCTGGGTCAAGATGTTGTGTCTCACAATAATGCACGATTGCATCAATGTAATTTAAACCTTTTTCTAGAACGAGAGTTTCGATTGCTTCTGCAAATCTCTTTTTGGTTAGAATCATATAATCACTTTTATTTTCATTACTATACTAGTATCTCATGAATCTCTAATTTGTCAAGTCTTTTCGCCACTTACATTCAATATTTTTATCATATGTTTTTAGATATACATGAAAAGGTTTATCCATTTCATAGTAATCTCTTTCATAGTGAAGACCATAGTAGTCGAAGTTTGTAGCTTTGTATATTGTTCCTTCTTTATGTTCTTCTGCAACAGTGACTATAACCTTTGGATTGAGTGCTTTAATTGCACGAGATACAAACCATGATGTTATGTTATGTTCATCTGTTGGTTCTACTGCAAGTCTAGCTAACTCATAGAATCCCTCACATGTATCTGTATAACATCCAAAATGTTCATCATGAAATGCTTTCTGCATCCTACCTTTTTGATATGCAACAAATTGAACTGCACCAACTAACTCACTGACTATTAAAGATATGTTTCCAACATAGTACAGACCATAACACTTATGAATCAATCCATCTAGACCACCCCATGGATAGTCTCTTCCATATATATCTTCTTTGTCGTTATTGTTTTGAATGATGGGTATTGCATCATCTAAACTAATTTCACTTACTACATACTCGTCTTTCATTGTGCAAGCAACATACAATTCGTCCATACTTCTGGGTCAACATCTATCCATTGTTTACAAATATCCCATTCATCCTCTTTAGGTTCTTCACACAAGTATGTCCCCTCTTTATCTGTATAACAA